ACCGAATATATTGTTTTCAATTAAATTACCACCTGTCCATAGAGTTGTTGATGGTACTAATTGTTCAACTAATTGAGGCCAATAAGGTGATAATTTGTTTACAAATTCAATAACATTTATTTGATTGTAAGGGGTAAAACCTGTGGTTTGTGAGATATAATCTTGAAAAACGTCTTCTAATTGTATGTAATTCTTTTTGTATCGAATTTTGTTTGAATTTGTTACAAGACCATGGATAAATGTGTCTAAAAATTCCGCAAATGTTTTACCTGTTTGTGGTAATAAAGTATTTGAACCGAAACTTATTAATAATTCCCTACTTTGTCTATAGATATCATAGTCAATACCTCTTGCTGGTGATATGTATATACCAATATTTTTTCTATTTAAGATTAGTAGATAATCATCTTCAATCGGTTTACCGTTACCATTATCAATATCGGGAACTAACTCATATCCTGTATCTAATCCAGGTAGTGTTCGGTACAGATTAAAATAATCTTCACCATATGTGTAGCCCTTGTTCTTTGTTTTAATTGATTTTGTTGTTCCCGTTAATGTTGAATTTTCAGAATCCAAAACAAGGGGAGAACGATGCGATAAAGTGATATCGTACCAACCAGAACCTTTTTCAAAAAATATTCCTTCGGTTGCGTTAAACGCTCTTCTTGGTAAACTCGTTAATTCATCAACAGGGTAACCATCTCTATCAAAAGTTGTTGATGCGGAGTATGTAACATTGGTATATGTGTAACCTGTTGTATCAAAAGTTGCGTATGAATACGTTTTGTTACCTTGAATCGCGTCATATATGTCTTGTTGTAAATCAAAACTAGCAGGGATTGATGTTACTTTATAAACGTATTCATCAATTCTAATTAAAGGTTCGGGCGCCCCTAAGAATTTTAAAAAGAAATCAATAGAAGACCTAGTACCTTTTGATTTATAAATGTGAGCTAAGTTTATTAATAATCTTCTATAAAATTCATATTCAGCTTCAACTAAATTTGTACCTGTAGATACTCCGTTGTAATTTGAATCTAATCTTGAATATAGAACATCATTCAAACTATTTTCGTCAAATAAATTTAGTGTTGATAATCCTAAATTCTCTGCTAAATTCTTTAAAAGTACATCTGGTAAATTATTGATACCGTCATAACTAACATTTCTCATGTAAGCTATGTTGTCAATATATTTTTTTACACTATCAAAACTTTGTCCATATAATTGGAAAACACTTTCGGCTCTTTTGTCTTCGGTGTCAAATTCAAATAACTGAGGTGCAGCCAAAAATCTAACCATTAAATTAGATTTATAACCATCTATTTCATCCGCAATATCTTTTAAGTGGTTCACATAGATGTCATAATCAAATCCTGTGATTTGTATATTATAACCATCACTTGAAATCGGCCACGTTAAAACAACATCAACCAAGGACGTTTTTGTATTGTCTTGGGTGTCTCTTGGAACTTTAAATGTTGAGGTGTAAATTGGATTTGTATCTCTATTTAAAAGAGATTCCTCTAAATCATCTAAACCTTGGAAGAATTCTTCCACTAAACCGTCATTGGGTCTTATTAAAAGATTACTTGAATAAGTTGAACCCGTGAACGGTTTACCATATACCCTTAATAAAATTTTATTATCCGTGTTTGGTTCGGTGTATTCTAAAATAGGGTATGGTGTGTTGTCTGTAACAACAACATATTTTGTGTAAGAAGAGTAAAAATTTCTTAATTCATTTTCGGTCTCTGGTTTAATTACCGAATTCGGTTCAACAAAAACTAATTCAAATGGATTAAAGATTTTACTTCTCTCAATATAAAAAGTTGTGGTATTGGTACTATCGTTATATGTAATTCCACTCGCACTAAAATTCGATACACCTATTGGACTATCTGCCAATATGGAAATAGCACCGGGGAATTTATTAATAATTTTAGTTAATGAAACTAAGATTCTACTTCTTAAAGAACCAAATAATGATTTATCAGCATATTTTTTATTTCCCTTAAATCTTACCTCATCCGTTCTTTTTTTTCTTGGAGTTGGGGATGTTGTTTGTATGCCCTCAACCTCTTTTAAAGTATCTAAAGTTAAAAATTGAGAAAATGGATTAGATGTAAAATTCTTAGAATCTTTGTCAGGAATAGACTTGTCGAGCGCAAATACGGTGTTGGTTAGAGCGGACGACCCATCGGTTATCTGTCTACCAACTAAGAAATCACTAAATGTTTCCGCCCCGCTTGACGCTTGACTTGGTACTTTCCTTTTTGCCATTATTCTGTTATAGTATCAAAGTTTAAGGTTTCATCTACATCATTTCTTTCTTCACGAATCTCATATAATGTCTCATTAAATTCGTCTTTAACTTCGTAAAGATTGTATTGTCTATAGATATTATTGTTGTTGTCATAAATGGTATAGATACCTTGTGAAACCGCCTTACTTTGATTACCATACAGAGCGTGTGCCAGTGTTGAAGCGTCGTGTTCAACCATTTCAATCTCTATCGTGGTTGGATTTAAATATGTGTTTGTTAAAATGATTTTTTGTGATGGTACACCAATAAATGGTACTGTATTTGGCTTGTTAGTGGGGGCTGAAGATGGTGTTACCGTTAGGAACATTAAATTCGTTGCTTGTTCACTATATTGATATCTAATCGCTTTTTGTGACGTACTTGTTAAATTTGAAACGATTGGTGTACAGTAGAAAGATGATGTAACAATTCTATAAAAATTTGGTATTTTTTTATTGTCAGAAGAATTGATGTATTCTATTCTATATCCGACTAATCCTTGTGGTGTAAATTTATTTCTATCGTCAGCAGGGACGTTTGATAAATCGATAACCAAACCTCTAACTGAGGGTAATGATGCTAAAATTCCACAATCAGTAATACTTGTTCTTATCTGTTTTGGTCGAATGTGTAAAGTATAAACACCCAAATCCGCAAAATCATCTGCGGTTAGTTTTAAATTATACAACCCACCTAAAATTTCGACATTTGGTGCTGAGGTGTCTTCCGTAGTATCTGAATTATGATACACGGGTGTTAATACCTCAACTGAACTTAATTTTTTAAGTGTAACAGTTGACGTGCTATTTCTATCCGAAACATAGTGAAAATAAATTTCAACATCTTCCGGCGATACATCTGATGGTCTAATTATACCGTAACTACCTACTGCCATGTTTTTTTAATAATAAATATAAAATTTATTGTTTTCTAATATTAAAATATCCATTTCCATAAATTGACAATTCTCCCGTGTTATCAATTTCGGATAATCGTAATGTTTTTTCCATAACTCCTTGTTTACCTCTCTCTACGAAAATATCCGAATAAATTACCGGTTCGTCAATGAATCCTAAGAAATGTTCGTTCCTTGTAATAACTTTATTTATCACCTCTTCTTTAGTGAAACCTGAAGTTGTACCTGTAATTGTTGTAATTCCATCCGCAAAATCTTGATAATATAAATTGTCAATGGTGTAGGCACTGTACGAAACACCGTTTGTGACACCAGTGGTGACACCTGAGTAGGTGTTTGTACCATATAATTTTAATTCACTGATTTTACTCTTACCTATAGCAGCATATGTAAATGTGGTGTAACCTGTATTCAAACCTGAGTAATCTAAATCGTTTAGATAATTTTGTGTTTGACCTGTAATATTTGTGTAAGGTATTGTGAATCCTGAGAAAGTTCCAAGTGGATTACTTACAGTGGTATTGGATGGTACTTGTACCTTTTTCTTTGTTTCAAACTGACTCCAAGGAGTGTTGATTGATATTGATATCGTGGTCTCACCTGTTGATGCGTAAGTTTTTGAAGCAGTGATACCTGTTGTTGATAAAATACTTGTTGTACCGTCACCCCAATCCACAGTAAAGTCAATAAAGTGTATTTCGGAAACTTTAGTTGTATCCACAGTATTGTAAACTTGAACTGTGTTACCCGTTTGTGTATAAGAAAAATTACATATCTGTTCAACTTGTTCTAAGTTACCATCAAATCCAACCATAACACCCATTTCATCAACGTGAGTTTCCAAGAATATTGGTAACATATGTTCACCATATGCCTCTCCTTTGGTAATATTTTCCCAAGCGTACAATTCAAGACTTAAATCACATCCCTCATCACCATAAGAAGTTGTTGCAATACTATTACCTGTCCAAACATAGTACCCCGAAGAGACTGTCCCACCAGTGACGTTATAAACAACAAATCCATCTAATGGGTCTAAATACTGTGATTCTGACCATGATATTAAACTACCCAAACTATTGTACCAATACGGTCCATCGTTTGAATACAATTTAACATTAGGAATATTCTTCCTAAGTATCTCGTATTTTGTGGGTGATTTAATATCCATTATTGTTTTCTCTCATAAAAATTTATTGGTGCGGATGTGGTTCCTTTTCTCGTACCTAATGAACCATTATATGCGTAAACGATATAGGAATAATCCGTCCTATCTATAATTACTTTATAATAAACATCTTCTTCTTCAACGTAAGGTGTCGTCGCGTTTACCGTTTTTGATTTATTAACAAAATCTATAACACTACCGTCTTTCGCATTGTAATATTTGGCGGTCATATAGAATGTGTTACCTGTGATATTGGTTTCACTAAATGGTGAATCATCAGCAAACCAAAAAAAGTACATATTTTCTGTATTTCTATAATTTGAACCAGTAAAAACTGGTACGTAGATAAAATCATTTAATGGTAGTGTTGCACCTGATGGAGTACCTGTATAATATATTCTTTCACCTAAGGGTAGTGATAAATTTTTCGCAAAAACTAACCTTCTGTTTGTTTGGTTTGGTGATTGGTCATTGTTTGTTTTATAAAATTCTAATCTGAAAAAACTTTCTGTTGATTGTTTTAACATTTTTGAATTTTCTTCCATGGTAATTGATACATCTTCATAATTTTGAGAGTAGTTACCAAAACTGTTTAAAAAATAAAAATTATACCATCTATCGGTTTGTTGAAAAGGTGTGTCATAAGGTGATAACAACTCATACGGAGAATGTATGTATCTTACGGTCTCATAATTTTCTGTTGGGTTTATTATTTCATAGAGAATTTCTTGCTCCATTTCTTGGGCATTATCTGTCCATCCTAAATCAGTTTTAAACATCTGATTCGAAGAAATTAAAATAGATTGGTCGTTATTTTTAGCAAGAATTTTCATATTAACATTTAAACTTATTTACATTTTTAACCGCGTCTTTTTTATTTGTGTAAATGTTTTCATTTCTTAAATAGAAATTGATGTCACTTTTTACATAATGAATGTTGTTTATGAATGGATAGTTTGTTCCAAAACCCTCAGGGTCTATAAATCCGTGGTCATATAAATCTCTCCATTTCCA